TGGGGCATTATCCCCTGGGGGATTTGGGGTCGATATTAAACATAATTCCTATGAACGACGGCTAAATAAATTAAAGGGCAAAAATGTTCTTAGACGGGGAATTATACCACCTACTTATGGTGCACCTATTCCATTTAACCGCGCTTATCCCATATATGGGGGTAAAATTATTAAAACCGGTATCATAAATGGTTGCGACTGTCCCAATAATAGGGATTTAGTACAAGATAATATTATTTATAAGTCCACACAGAACTCATTACAAGACCAAATATTGTCAGTTAGATACGAGTTTAATATTGGTGATTTTGTACTAACTAACAAATATGACACCGATAGCATATTATCTAAGGGACAAATTACAGATATTGTCGATTCTATGTATACTATTCAATTTGAAGATGGGGTTATACGGATTGTAGATTATACCGCATTATCTATTTATGTGGATTGTAATTGTAACCCTAATCCCACATTTTATGAAATACTTTTATCGAATTTTCCACAACAAACTAACACTGATATATGTTTCTAAAACTTTATTAAACCTGTTAACCTTTCAATTGCCGATTTATATAACCATGAAATCGCCGTAGGCGATTGCTCGGATATAACAAGGGCAATTTATCGGTTACAAAGTAACAGTTGCCAATCACATCAAAATACGCCGACCCTTCGGGTTCGGCGTTTGAAATGTAAAATGGCGTAAGAAAATAATTTGTGTATTTACTGAATAACAAATTATTTATTTATTTTGCCCATTAACAACTTGTTAGTTAGAAAAGGTTTCCAACTCCTTAATATATAAAGGAAAATCAGTGAAATAATCGTAAGCATTTATAGTCTCCACGGTTTCCGGCGTTATCTCTATCGGATTGTTAAATTGAAACACACCTATGCCTCTGAAATTCTCATTATAATAGTATTCAAATTCCATAATGTCCTTTTTGCAATGTACTAACATCCAATAAATGACCTTCCATATATCACCTGTCCAATTCTCCCCATATTTTAATATTCCATTTTCATAATAATGTTTTATGGGTATTTTCAGTTGTTCATTGTAATTAAATGGCAATATGTCGTCTATGAAGATTGTACCATAGTCGGCTAAGACTTTCAAAGAATTATTAATATCATTTACTATATATTCTACTTGATGCATCCCATCAATAAATATGGCATTGAATTTGGAAGCTGGGTCTCGTGTCGCAAAATATTCGTCCGATGTTAGTTTAACCAATCCAGCATGTTCGAATTTTGGATCAGGATCTACTCCCGTTTTGTTTTTAAAATGAACTTGGTTAAAACATTCGCCATATTCAACACCTATTTCCAAATAGACATCATTTACATTTGTTAGTTTGTTTATAATGTTCGATCTGGAAACCAAGGGTGTATTAAATTTGGGTCGCTGTATATCTACATTTATGATTTCATAATCGGCAACCGATAAGTACATAAGTTTAAAATAATTAATAAGTATTTCATTTGGGGTATCGCTAAGTGAATATAATTTCATACGGTCGAATTTATAGCGTTCAATTCTGTTTTGCAAATAAGATAAGGACCATTTGTTGTCCAACACAATAAAATCGTTTCGGGGATTTTCATACAACTCAGTAATTCTATCTAAATTAGCCAGTAAACTATCGAACCCAATAATGCAATATTGTTTATCGTAATCATTGTTAACTATTAAATTACAATAGTTGTGCTGATACGTGTTTACATCTCTCTCCCAAATTTTAGAATGATGGTAACAATAGGTTTCATCTTCATAGGCGTTCTTGTCTTTCATTTTTTGATGAATATTGAAATTATCATAATAAATTTTAGAAATAAATTGGGGTCCGATGCGATTAATTTCCGAATTCCGAATTAATGAAAAATTATTATTCGAATCGTTCATATATTGAATATATCCCAATTTATGTATTTTGGCTATGTTAGTTGATATGGCTGTTTTAAGTATGATTTCATAATCGTCACAAATAGGTAAATATTCGGAATAGTTGCCCATGTCCATCAATGTTTGTCGTCGCCATATTCTTGGGTGATTTGGACAGCAGACCAAATGGCTTAGCGTAATATTATTAATATTCGGCGTTATATAAATTAGTCGCCATTTATCGTTGTATTTTTGCGAATAATACCCCCCATATCCCTTGCATATAAAATCACCATACCATTGATTATTGCCGTTTTCATAAACGCAGGCGCAATCGAAATAAATAAAGCCTATGGTAGGATTTTTTTCAAAAAGGTCGGCAGACTCTTGCAACACATAGGGCATCAATTCGTCATCATGATCCATTTCAAGCACGTATTTTCCACGACATAATCCAATAGTTTCATTTTTAACATTACCAATACTGCCATTGTTGGACGACTTGCGGAAAAATCGGATACGTGGGTCGTGAAACTGTTCTCTTAAAAATTGGAAATGCTTGTCGTCAGGCGAATCATCTACAACAACCCATTCCCAATCGATTAATGTTTGTTTCATTAAACTGTTATATACACGTAGAATTTTGGCATATGAATTATAGGATGGTGTAAATAACGAAAACGTTGGTCTCGTTTTTTCACGGTCAACTGAGCACATATTTATGTACACGGAATTAACAAAATTATTAAAGTGTTCTACAGTCATATGCGCAGACAAATCTGGTTCATAATTGATATGAATATGTCGAATTAACATAGCGGGGGAAATAACGGTAAGTATTTCATTTTTAGCGTCCGTATCGGATGCATCATATGTGATTACCATATGAAAATTAGAATTATGCAGTTGCTTAACATGCTCGACCGAATTAGCAATAAATACGGAACAATTTAATGCATTACTGTGCTCTATTAAAAAATTATCTATGTTTGCATAGATGTCTTTTCTATACACTATGACAAAAGGGTATTTCATTATATTTTATATATGATGAAATGTTTAAATTGTATTTTTAATAAATATATTATTGATACCTTTTGATACCTTTAAGAAAGGTATCACCAAACACCAAACATTTAACATTTAAAAAAAGCATATTTAGCATACAAATTTGGTGATACCTTTCTTAAAGGTATCGTTTGGCGATACCTTTCCTAAAGGTATCTAAAGGTATCTAAAGGTATCGTATCTAATATTCAGGCGAATGTTTTTTAAATAAACACCCTTGTGGTGTTATGTTTTTTATTTCCCCAGTGACTATTTGCGGATTTTGATGATCGCAATTAGTCATCCAAATTTTAACAATACAGAAATTTTTTTTGGGTGAAATAGTGATACCCGACACATTATTTACAAATCCATTGTTAGTGCTAATTGTTTCTCCTACTAACACGTAAGTTAAATCTCTCCAAACTTCAAACACATGTTTATTCGATACCTTGTAAGAGAAGCACCCACCATGCTTATTTTTCGGGTCTTCCCACATAGGCATAATTCCATTTCGCATAATAAACAACATGCAATTTTTAATTAAATCAGGGGGCAACGACTCAGTAATCGCAATGGTTTCTTCTAAAGTTGAATATTGACATACTTTTTTATAACTTTTGGAAGTCCAATCAGCATCCTGCGGTAAATGTGCCCATAAATTCCACTTATATCTTAAATTATGAACAACTGATTTCTCAATAATACTTTCGGTCGCCATGGTTGTATGAGTGGACTCCATAATACATATTTACTTCAATTTTTTTAAATAAGTTTTATATATATATATATATATATTTATTGTCGCTTATTTTTCTCTTCAATAGTGTCATCCGTAAGTAATGTATACGTATTTTCGTGAAACACGATACGTTGCTTCGGTGACATAGTGAATATGTTCGCATTGTTATCAATTATAGTTACAGTGTAGTCAAAAAACGACACATCGCCAGAATATTTCGCCACATGAATTAGATAATATTTAAAGAAATTGGCGTTCAATACGTTGTTAACAACATAAAATGTATAATCAGGCGTTTTCAACAATATATTAAAAGTAAGCGAATTGTATTGAATACCTACCTGTATGAAATTCACATTAGACAACTTGCATTCGATGCGTTCAGGACAGCTTGTTAAAAACATTTTATGTAATCGTCCTGTTTCGTCGTTTTTATAGTTTATAAGAATACTACACAACTTATCACATTCAAACGCGCTTTGAATTACGGGCAACAATCGATGTTCTAGTAAAGTATGTACGCAACATACAGCGCCTGTAGAATTATCAATATGATGGATTGTTTGCATTTTCAATTCAGGTGATACTTTTAGATAGACCATTGTTTTTTTTACATAGGACGACGTTATACGTGATAGTTGGTTGAATTTTATTTGACATAAGCTAAACAAGTATAATAAATTATATCCTAGGCTTATCAATGCTTGTTTCAATGTTGCTAAGCGAAAAATGTTATACATTACATTAATAATTAAATAACATTTAAGTTGTTTTTGAATAGATTATTCAAATAGGGGGTCGGGCGATTCCGAGTAGGACACATCCATATACTTATTTATTGTATTGGTTGCATTGGATGCACTGGATGCATTCATGGACGTATATATTAAATTTCCTCCTTTATTGGAATTTACATCAATGTGTCCAGTAGATGGGTCTAGTCCAAAAACATAAAGCAATATGGCTATAATTAGTGACATAAAAATAAAGGGAATAAACACGATAATCCAAGCAATTATTCCCATGCCCGTATAACATAACGTATTTAAAAGTATTGTAATAATTATCATAACAATTACTTTTAAAAATGCGGTATTATAAAATCCTTTAAATGTATCAATAACTATCTGGGTCAACGAAAATGCTACATATATTAATGCTGGCGCGCATAAATCAAACATATATTATATGTAGAAAATATGTCTATTTAAGCGTTAAAAATTGGTTCGCCATCATTAATTACTCCTACCTGTTTTCCGATTTCGCCGTCTACCAACATTTCATATAAGATACCATTTTCTTCGCTAGTAGCGTAATAAGTTACATCGTCGATTTCAATTTCAAATACTTCTTCCTCGGCATCCTCTTCTACTACTTCTTCTTGTACCTCTTCTTCTACATCTGTCTCTACCTCTTTTTCTGATTCAGATTCCTCAATAATTAGTTCTATTTGATTTGGCTTGACAACTTCTACCTCTGCTTCTTCTACCTCTTCCTCTTCCACCTCTTCCTCTTCTACAACTGCATCTTCTACAACTGCGTCTTCTACAACTACATCTTCTACAACTGTGTCTTCTACAACTGCTTCTTCTACCTCTTCCTCTTCCTCTTCCACCTCTTCCTCTTCTACAACTGCATCTTCTACAACTGCATCTTCTACATCTTCAGCTTCCGCTACATCTACTGGTTCGTCATAAACTACCTCCGTGTCTTCTAAAACTGCTTCTTCTATTTTTGCATCTACTGGTTCTAAAACTTCTACTTCTACCTCTACCAATTCCACCTTAAATCGTTTAATAGTCGTATCTATGTCTGCTGGTTCATTGTCAGATTGCTTACATTCAATTACATCTATCGTAGGACTTGTATCTATCGTTGGACTAACATCATTGTTAGGTAATTCTGGTTCTTCATTTGTAACAATAACTGTTTCGTAAAGAACATCTTGCTCAAAAGGTGTTGGGATTTGCATTTGGGTATCATCGGGTTTCCAATAGTCCTTTACCAACCAAGGTCGTTCACCTCCAGGCAATTCCTTGTTGCCGGGAACAATAGGTTCCTCATTTAACGCCTGTTTATTACGTAATTCGGTTTCCAATGCCTCAATACGTTGCGTCAACTTTTCAATATTTGAAGTCATATAATTCCATTGCGTTGTTAGTTTAGCTGTTAAAATATCATTGAAATTATAAATTTCTTTTGAGCATTTGTCAATGTTTAACGTCATGTGTTCAAGTTCATCATCTTTATAAGGATATTGATAGGTAGACGTTATTTTGTTAGTTATCATAGTAGATAATTCGCTTTTTAATTCACTTTTTAATGTAGCCATATCCATTTTACCAAGGCAATTATGGTCTTGTGGTTGTTCTAGGTTAGACAGGTCTGGGTCAACTGAAGATTTTCTCATTTGTTGCAACATGGAATACATTTGCTCGATAGTCGTAATTTGAATTAATTTTTCAAGATTATTCATGTTCATAGTCGTAGTCATCTAATAGATATTATGATATAACACTATTCGTTTAATATGATTTAAATAATATTTAATTTAAGTATATATGTCTGACGGAATAAGTTTTTTTAGTAATGAGGATGTGGATGCCCACCTAGGCACAGTGATGTCGCAAACAAATTACACTAAAGAAGAAGCATTGACTAAGTTACAATTATTTAATGGCGATTATATGATGGTCATACGTGATTACCTGGGTGTTCCAGAGAAGAAAAAAGAAAAAATTAAATCCGTTAACCAAGAAATTTTTAGGCAAATTAGACTAACATTGGATAGTTCAATGAAAGAATATAGGGACAAGCACCCAATTAATGTGGAACAAGTTATTGAAAATTTCAGAGAATCCGAAGAACGTGAAAAGATGCGCATAAAATAATACAATAAATATAATAAAATAATAACATAACACAGTTGGCGTGCGATATGGTATTATTTAACTAACCGTGCCAAATTTTTCATTCAATATCGAATTTTTATTTGGTCTATTTTTTCGCAACTTGGTCTTTAGATAATAATTATTGGAAGGAATGATTTTGTTATTTAAAATAAATTCATCATTATCTTCGTGTAATTCGGGCAATATTCGCGTAAGTGGTTTATCAACAATCAAAAATAATCGTTCATTTTTTAATAATGAACGGTACTCTTGTATTGATAAATTCCCATAATATTTATTCAACATGTAATATGGATTAGGGG